CTTTAAATCAGGAGAAACCTTAATATTTAAGAATCCCTTAACCTGGTTATATGAAAGAATTTCCTTGAGTACAACTTTTGATTTCTCAATAGCCTTTTCTTGGTCTTTCTCTCATTGCTCCCTTAATACGTCCTTAACGAACGGAATTAAGTGATCCAGCGCATATCCTATTTGCCTTAACTTCATATCATATGGACTAAGTTCAACTCCAGTTTGTTCGTAAACAGACTTAAAGCTGATTGGTCCCGTATTAATAAAACCGAAAGGTCCTATTAACACGTATAATAAAGAAGTTAAATTCTTCTTTGATACCAAGGATATATTATATCCTAAAGTATCTAGAAGAACTCTCACTTTGGCATTGTCTACTAATCCACTCTTCGAAATATAATCACGTAAGAGGCTAGGGAAATGTGCAAAAGTCTTAAGACTTTGAGCAATATTCTTAGCTCCTACAGGAGTATAATCGACAGTGGGTGAAATAAATTTCTTAGCAAACTCTGCAAAACCATTGGTTGATATAATAGACTTAGCCTTATTTATTTCTACTCCTAAGACCTCGGTCATAGTGTAAAAATAAATATCAGCTACGTCTTTATGTCCAATGACAATGTCATCTCCCAATAATGCGTAATCGTCAAATCAGGTTGTAAAACCGGCTTGTCGAGCACAATACTGAAGGATGTAATGATGAGAGACAGAAAACACACCTCAAGAGGATAATGCTCCCATCGGTTGTCCCACAGAATATTTTAGTTTGAAGTACTTTCCGTTAACTAACGATGATTCGGGAAATATAATATCACTACTATACTTCTTCAAATCATTTAAGCTAACAGCGTAAGGACGTCCTACTAAAATATCCTTCCAAGCATAAGCAACACTTTGGTTGTAAATCAAAGTAAGTACTTGTACTTGGAGGTCTATGGGTAATCGATCGGTAGCTGCTGAAAGATCAAAAGAATACAAATCTTTTAATCCTTTAGCCATTAACCTTTTGAGGGGTTTCTGTTGATCTCAACAACCATCATTCGGAATACCTTTTAAGATATCGAACATATGTTTGTGGATCGGCTCGAGTATACTCTGAGATCAAACGTCAAGCATTGCAAATACTCTTACTTTACCTGCAGGTTCAGGTTTGAAAGCTAACTTACCGATCTTTAGATCGGGTTTTGTTAGAGTTCAATCCTTCACAACCTTTATTTCCTTATTTAAATGGTGGTATATACCACTATCAAAATAATTAGATAAAAGTTGCATACTGTAAAGTAAAGGAGAAGCATTTACAGCCGTTAGTGCTTTCGCATCTAACGGTGCTGACATTATTGAAGGTTTACCATTCGGCCCGGCTGTTCTTAGTGGTAATAAATCTAAAAGTCCCGAAGGTACACGTACCTTTGGGAATAAGCTATGAACATACTGCAATCGCTGAAGTTGTAGAGTGGTTGAAAGACCACTAAACTCTTTAGTGATTGTAGCTAGTTTTAGCTTACCTTTTAGAGGAATTACTCTATAAACAGTAAGCAATGATAGTAAAGCCTGAATTATTTTAACATTCCCATCTCGAACTTGCGTTCGGATAGAATGCGGAATACATTTAGGCAAACCATCCCTGCTTAAAGCAAGTCTTTGTTCATTATTAGGAACGTGTACTCCCGGTTGTTTAGCAAGCGACTGGAGTGTCTTTACATGGATATATTTCAATCTATGTATAGTTCACTCTCAACCGCACGCTGTACGCCACGAGAATACTGTTTCCAATAAATCGCAAAAGGGTTTCTTATTTTCTATCCCGTATAACCAAAGTACTAAACTCAAATACCTCTTAATCAGTTTATCACTGATTAATTTGTATGTTGATGAAGTATTGAAATTATTAAAGATAGTCATAAGAGTGTTCACTTAGCCTCTGTATGGTATTTTAACCCCATACAGTTCAGCCTAACCTCTAGGTTTTATCCTAGTCGGGTTGTGGATAAACTAACCACAATCTTCGATAATTTGACGTTATTAACTAACGGAGCCAATTCTCAGACTCTTAGTACCTTTCAGCCATCTAAATAGATAGTTACCTTTGGTACTCTCTAATATACGGTGTCAGTTTGGGTTACAAAGCCAAATCTGGGACGTAGAAATGCGTTTATTTTACTCAACTTCCTTTATTCTTCCTATAGTTGCTTAGCTTATTGTTTTACTAAGCAACAGTTTAGTATCAAGGTTTCAAGTACTTTATGTACATTTCGTTTCGATAACGCTGTCCTGTATATTAAAGCCTTTCCAAAGGCTATATATATGATAGTGGTTTCTCGACTAACCTAACCAATCAAGTGATTAGGCGGAGAAAAGTGGAGGATGTACGACAGGGGTTCTAACGACACAGCGGGTTTATAGCTGTGGACGCAAGTCGCCCTTTAACAGATTTTCAT